ATCAGTTGCATACAACCTATTCAAATCCCAACGATAATGACTAGAATTACTTCTATGATACCAGTTTGGATAATCTCTATAATCTTCGTAGTGAGTTCTTACTCTCGATTCAGTAATATCTGATGGTTTCCATCCCCAATTGGTAGCAATTGCTGCTGCCTCTTTTGCCATCCCTTGATATTGGTTTGGCGTAATTGCATTAGAACCCCAGTTATTAGAATTCTCACTGCCATAACCATGCATACCAGAAACGCCAATAGCAGCGGACGTTGCTTGATTTTGACCGTAAGTATGATAAGGTCTTCCTCTTGTTCCAAACTTTGCTCTACGAACTGGTTGACCAGATCCAGGAATAAAGGTGTGATATCCGTTACCATTATAAAAATTAGTATTGCTTCTAGCACCACCACTCCAATGTAAGAAGATTTTCTTATTTGCGTTATCACCTGACGTGTTGTCATTTTCTTTGACTTTTTGCAGGTATTCACCACCGTTAGCAAAGCCAGGCATTTTATATCCCATTCTCTTTGCTTCACCCATCCTCTTAGAGGTTAAATGAGGTTGAGTCTTTGTTCCAGGAGTATTGAAAGGAACTACAAAGGCACCACCATTCGATTTTCTAGCAACATATTCTTTTCCATGTCCAATAAACGAAGTTGATCTTCCACCATCCAGTGATACTGGGTATCCAGACATAGGACCGTTGATCCAACCACCTTGAGAGAATTCTGGAATATTTGTAACTTTACCACCCAGAGCCTTAAATTCACCCTTAGGAGGACCAGTCTCTTCTTTTTCTCCGTCACCTGCACCAATACGCGATCCCGAAGTCATCATGGCGATGCTACCGACGACGAGACTTGCCTTCAGTCCCCTTCTCAGCATCATTCTGGTGCGAGCAGCTTTTAGGTTGGTCGCAAGGAACTTCAGAACGTTACCAAAGTCAGTAACGAGTTTTAGTGGATTAGATAACCAACGAATACCAAGTAATAATGTTCCGAGTCCTGCCGCGGCCTGTACTAATCCTCCAAGTTTTTCCCACCAACTCGTCTCATCAGAGAATAAAGTATATAAACCTTCAATGGTGTTAACTACACCAAATTTTGCAACATCAAATATAAATTTGGCAATAGTGACCAGTGTGTCAAGAATTTTCTTGACCTTCTTTTGATTCTTTGGATCACCTAACCACTTTAATGCTGGAATAACAATGAATAACTTAAATAATCCACCTAATATCTTTAATATACTTTCTAAGAAACCAGGGATTTTAGCTGCACGGAAAGATTTTACAAATCCCGAAGGAGAGTTTTTATTTGTTGTATATTCTGCCTTGAATGTTACAGCTTTCTTCTGCTCTGCTGTAAGTCTAGCAAGTTGAATCTTTTTGATATCAACCAGAACTTTCGCAATAGAATTTACTGTCTTTCCCATGCGATTGGTCGCTTCTACTTGGGAATTGACAGCAGCAACAGTCTCCTGCTGCCCTGGTGACATTTGTGCTTCTGAGCTTGGCGGGGCTACCGCAACAAACTTGTAGAAGTTAATTTTCGCACCTTTCTTTACTTTTGCCATTTATTTAGAAAGTCCCTAAAGTGGATTCGACCGCTTGTACAATCTGTTGTCCGCCACCTGTATTTATCGGAACTGCAGTCATGATTGGAACCAGTTTTTCGAGAACCATAGGTATCGGTACAAACTCCAATGCTTGTTCCATTGCAAACTTAGCAGATATACCTTTTTCACCCAATGCTTTAGTAGAAGCTTTATCAACTGCTCCGAGAATTTTTGGATCTATTCCAAGTTCGCCACCAATTTGTTTGATTGCTGCAGATGGATCACCCCCCATAGCACCAGTGACTGCACTCATAACACCACCAAGACCAAAATGATCTGCTACATTTGTCATGATGTTCATTGGATTAAACCCACCAGAGAGCACACTACCTGCCAGTTGTCCAAGTGCAGGATTAACCATTCCCAATCCTGTTGAGATAGCACCACCCAAATTACCACCTAATATCGACGAACCAATATTACCCAATGGTCCTCCGATCATACCTAATCCTATATTTGCAGCACCCAGGAAGTTACCCTGAAGTAAACTTGTTCCCATTTGTCCTAATGGACTGTTGATAAATCCACCAACTTTGTCCATGACTCCACCAAGACCACTCATCATGCCACCCATTCCAGGAATCATGCTCACACCCTGCATGATCGCTCCCATGGGGTTGCCAGAAGCTAATCCAGAGATCGCTCCAATACCCGCCATGATAGGTGCTGCACCAGGTATAAATGATGCTGCTGTCTGAACAAGAGGATTGGAAACTACCTTACTAACAGTTTTACCAATACCACTGACTGCCTTACCGATACCTTTAACTACACCACCAAGGAAGAACTCTTGGTTTGGATCAGCTGATACAAATGGTACTAAACCACCAAGGGCAGCACCAGCATTTACATCATTTTCATCCCCAGATGCTTCAGCATCTCTTGCAGGTGTCTTACCGCCATTTGGTTGAGTTTTCAACCATGCTTGTTTCGCCTCTTCATAATCTTTATCACCAACGTCACCCTCTTCAAAGTCTTCTCTCTTGGGTCCTTCTTTCTCTGCTTGACCAAAGATTGCACCGAGAGCACTCAACTTCGGTAATTTCGATCCAACACTCTTTATAAAGTTCTGTACGCCACCCAGACCCAAATTAGCAATGAGTTTATCTTCTTCTGTTCTCGGATCAAATTCTGGGAAGAATACACCTGCTAAGTCTCTACCTAGCATTGCAATATCAAGGAACGTTGAAATGCCGCTACCAGGAACAAAAGCAAGACCAACAGGAGGAGGTGCTACAGATAATTCAAAAAGACCTGATACCGCATCAATAAGAGCACCAGTTGGATCTTGGTTTGTTAAACGATCATAACTAGAAACTAAACTGAATATACTACCAATAATTGGCCAAGCATAAGGACCAATCTCCTTAAGAGCACCCTTAATATCAGTTAGACCCTTAATATTCTTTTTGGCTAACGCTTTGGTAATAGTCTCTACGAAGGGCAGAGCCATGAAAGACTTCTGTAGTTTGCCACCAATACCCTTTACGGTATTCATGACAGGTTCTACAGCACTCATGATAGGTCTTAAGATCCTATTCATGATGGCGTTCTTCGCCTTCTCAGGAAGACCGCTTGCCCAGTCGTCAAACCTCTTATATTGAGTATTAACAGCGTTAAGGAATCTCTGTCCCTGTCTTCCTAAAAAGTCGCCAGTTATTGTTGCAGCTCTTCTAGTGTTAGAACCCTCGGCAAAAGTAACTTCCTGTCCGAGAATAGTCGCACCTTTTCTAAAAGCGGATCCTTCTTGGAAGGTAAGATTCCTTTGAAGTGTTTGTAAACCACCAAAGAAACTATTTTTTAATTTACTTCCTTTGTTCCTTAATTTTGTTAACTTCTCTTCTGCTCCTGCTTTGATCGCTGCGCGTCTTTCTTTATCAAGACCAAGACCATCAAGAGTGCTATCAACAGTTTCTGAAAAGATCTCAGTTACGGGTTTCCCCTTAATCTGAGTTTTTGATAACCGACTACTGATTTCATCACCAATTGCTTGTCCAGCATTAACGGTGTTAGTTCTAAGATTATCGAGTGCAGTAGGTTTAATTCCTAGTGCATCATCATAATATCTGTCTAAGCGAGATCTACGATCAGCAAAAGGATTAAATTTTGAAGTTCTAAACCTTTCACCTATGTTAGCTGCACGATCCCTTGCACTATCAAGAGCACCTAATAAACCTGTTCGTTTTTGTCTGGGTTGAGCACCCTTCGGTTTTCCGTCTGGTGTGTCACCTTTAGGTCTTGGATTTTTTGGATCAATGTCTGGTTTGTCTCTATCAAACAGATCTAAAAGACTTAATATGTCTGTAATTAGAGCAAATGGATTCATCAGGTATCTCAACCCAATGATACCCTTCATCATATCACCTAGACCTCTCAGTCTAGAACCAAAGTCTCCATCTTCGGCAAACATTGCCGACCAACCATCGATGATATTGATGGTAAATCCTGATACCCAACCAAATATCTTATCAAAGACAAATAATGCCTTGTCTAGAAATGTTTGTAACTTTTCAGCATTTTCTGGATCTCCAATCCACTTCATTATCTCTGAAGTGATGGCGAATGCACCAATGCCTGCTAAAAAACTTCCAATCGGTGCTAATAGTTGCGATATGAAACCAAATGCACCTGCAAATCCTTTTTTAGCGGTCTTTTTTAAAGCAGATGTAATTCCTTTCTTACCTTCTGCTTTAGTTGCGCGTGCTTCTATCTTATCTTCTGCCGCCTGATCTGCCGCTCTACGTTTATTTCGTCTATCCGCTCGTTCCTGGTCTTTTTCTACTTTTACAAACCCAAGTTCGATCTTGTATAGATCATTTACTATGCTTGATACACCCTTCAGGGTGATGTTTAAATTATTTGTCGCTAAAACATTTTTCTTGACAGCAGAAGCAACGGGTGACTTTTTTGACCCAGCACCAATAAATTTATCTGTTTGGATTTTAGCCACTCGCTGCTTTTCTCTCCTTCATTCGGTTTTCTTCTTCTTTTAGGAAATTAATCAATAGATTGACATAGATTTCCTTTTCCCATGGCATAAGATGGTCAATATATTCAATATTCCATTTATGATGGTGCATTAAGGCAAAATTGCCCTCGTAGTATGACCGAAGATTAGTGTGCAGGAGGGCTATGCGAAAAAACTCGCTAATCCCTCAAGGGTAACATCACTCTCAACACCAGTGTTGGGATTGGTTACACTAATCGTATGTGACAACTTCGGCATAGTTTCAAAGAAGTCTTGGAACATACCAAACTGTTTACTGTTTAGGTTATCCAGGAATTCTAATTTTTCTGCTGTTGTCGAATCGGCACAATCATATACTTGCTCAGTATCGGCAATAGTTACCATACATTCTGCTGCCATTGCAAAAACATCATCAACACCAGGACCCTCATCACCAAAATTCATTTTGACAAATGTCTGCATTTTGGGGTAGTCAAGAGTTACAATAATCTCATCAGACAATTTCAACTCTTTTTTATGTTTCTTGTCTCTCACGACTTTAATTTCATCGAGAGGGATTTGGATTTGAACCTGTGTTTCACCATCATCAGGGCAGGTAACTTGGACATCAACACTCTCACCAACTGATTTTGTGCGAATCTGTAAGAACAGATATTCAACATCAAAAGTTGATAATCTATCAACATCTTTAAGATCTGTACAATCTTTAATGATTTTTGTGATCGTGTCCAAAAGTTGTTCTTGATCACCCGTCTCAGTTGCAACCAAAAGTAATTTTTCTTCTTTCACCAGGAAAGGTCTAAAATTGACAATGGTTTTACCGTCAGACGGTAGTTTCAATTTGTACCTAGGTACATTTAATTTAGGTAATGCCATAGAAATTCAATTCAGTAATTTTATTTAGGTAGGTTAACCAATGTTGTTTAACGAAGGGACGAATCCAGAGAATAATGTTGAAGCAGTATCGTTCAAAATTCCTGAACCTGTCATTGGGAAGACAAATTCATCATTTCTGGAAGTAGATTCATCAGTGTTGCTATCTGTAGTAGAAGGAACTGTCGAACTACGTTTGCGACCAGCGTCATCAAACTTATTTGCCGTATAATAGCGATATCTCTCATAATAAAATCCAATCTGTTGAGATGTCACCTTTGACGCGGTGTTATCAAGTCTAATCGATCCAATATTATATGGGAATACATTCTCTAATTTGTAACATGCCGTCAGTTTATATTTTCTAGCAAACAAGTTGTTTCCTCCTTCCCTCAATGCTCGTAGCATCTTAGGATCACTGATTGCCAAACCTCCATCACCTCTCTCCCACTTATAAATCTTTAACTCTGGGCAGACATAATCACCATAATACTGGGTATATTGCTCTGAGTCTGATGCCATCAGTTGTGTCCATCTTTCAAAGAAAGTCCTCGTATATCCCGATCTCGGCATCTTAAAGGTGATATTGATCTGACTGAATGCTGTATTTGTAGCATACTTAAACGGAGATCCCACTACCTGTGCTTGACCTGTAGTAATTTGTTTACTTGGTAATTGCACAGAATCTGCATAATAATCTAAAAGTAGATCTAAGTCACCTTGAACGGTGAGTTTATCACTACTGACTTCACCAAATGTTTGGGTAAGACATCTGGGAGTGCCAAATCTGACTGAAAATAGGTTTGGGGTGCTTACATGGTTATCATCTCTTCTAGAGAATGCCATGAACTCTTGAAAAGAGTTATATCTCGCACCTTCTGGTTGATAGATTGCCATTAGACTTTGAGTTCCTTTTCGGTAATGATTTTGAATTCCCATTGCCTGTCCAAACAAAACTCAGTGGCAGCTTTCCACTTTGCTTGATTGACACTCCAGGTCACAACCTCATTAATGTATCTTTTGGTCATTCGTTTTTGTGTTTTGGGTTCCCTTGTTTGCTTAAAGGGTTTAACCTCCACTAAATACTTCTTGTTATCGATTTTCATGTAGAAATCGACGAAGTACCGATGGTATTTATTATCAACAGGTGATTTATATGGTATTACGCATTCCTCGCTACTCCATTCCTGTATGCTCGGTGTTGTATCACACCAAAGCATGAACTTATACTCCCATGACGAACGGTAAGTTATGTTATGGGGATTGCCTTTGTATTTACGAGGAAATTTGGGTTGGTAAGTACCTTGGTAATATCGCATAAATATATAAAGACCACTCTATTATTTAGGTGTTACCTTGGCGTCAACCTTACGATATCCACTAAGAGCTCCTTCTAGTACGGGAAACAAATTAGTCGATGGACGAACTGAAACCGTCGATTATGTTAGATTTGTACGAAAGAGGGTGGATTATAATGCTAAAAGGAACGATAGTAATTATTACGGACTAAATCTTCCGAATAATAATGTGGCGTTTGAGTTCAATGACCAGATGGTCTATCTGGCAATGCCACAGAACTTACAGACTTCATATAATCCAGGTTATTCATCGAAAGATCTGGGTGTTGGTGGTATGCTCGCAGCAGGAATCGTATCAGAGCAAGATCTAGGAACCCCAGAAGGTGCTAACACCACAAAACTCGTCGCTGATCTCCAAAATGCAGCAAGATCTGCTCTCCCTGAATTCGCAAATGCTGCAGTTGCTCAAATTGCTAACGGTGCTAGTGGTGCGTTAGGTCTTGCAGGGCAGATTGATTCAAATTCATTATTGCAACTTAGTAAAGGAAAGGTGTTTAATCCATATACTGAACAATTATTCAGTAATATGACATTTAGATCTCACCAGTTCCAATTTAAAATGTTTGCAAGGGATCACAAAGAAGCAGAAGAGATATCAAAGATTATTAGATATTTCAAAGAAGGTGCCACTCCTATTTTAGGATCAGATGCAAACAAGTTCATGGAAATTCCTGATAAATTTGATGTTAAGTTCTGTCGATTGGATCCCAATTCTTCAAAACTAGAAGCTTCTAATGATATGCACTTTAAAATGCATACCTCTGTATGTAATGGTGTAACTGTTAACTATACTCCCGATGGGCAGTATAATGCATTCAAGTATGCCAATTTCTCTAAGGATACAGATTCGGAGGGAATACCCTTACAAGTTCCAGCAGTAACACTTGGTCTTTCTTTCTTAGAAAGCAGATTTGTTGGTCAAGAAGACATCATCAAAGGATTTTAAACATGGCAGGATATTTTTCATACTTACCAAATGTATATGTTGGAAAGGGTATCAGTGATGATGAAACCTTTAAGTATCAACTGGTTAAAAATATATTCCGTAAAGTTAGATCTAGAGCTGATCTAGATCAGTATATCACGCTATTTGAAGCATATGAGGTCTCACCTGGTGATACTCCTGCTTCAGTGGCATACAAATATTTTTCTGATCCGAGAATGGATTGGGTCGTTCTTATCATCAACAATATAACTGATGTATATGAACAGTGGCCGAAAGAACAAGATGACCTACTTTCTTACATCTACAAAAAGTATGAAGATGCTGATAGTGTCCATCATTACGAAACTGTCGAAACAATCCTTGATGATGGTACAGTTTATATCAAGGAAGGTATTGAAGTAACAGCAGATTTTCGTGCTGTATTACCAGATGGAACACAAAAGACACAGGAAGAGAGTATTTACCCTGTAACTAACTATGAGCATGAATATGCAGTAAATGAGTTAAAACGTCAAATTCGTATTCCTACAGGTCAATTGGTAAATCAAATTGTTGAAGAATTTGAAGAATTGGTTGGTTATGAACCTAGTGCTGAATTGGATGAAGAAGGTAATAAGAAGACACCTCTAAGTCTTGCTTCCAGGTTCCTATCAAATACTGGTTCAGTTAACTATAACACTGGTATTGGTGTTGCTGTTGCTTCTGCAACTGGTGCTGTGACTTATGATGATGGTCCTAGTCTTTCTGCCTCCGCTGGTGTAGCAACCGCAGTTACTGCGACAAGTTCTACAGGAGTTGTTGGCACTACTACAGTTACTACTACTGTATCGTCCCCATCACCGTCTCCATCCCCTTCACCCTCACCTTCGCCTTCTCCTTCTCCCTCCCCATCTCCATCGCCTTCACCTGGTTATGGTGGCGGATACTAAAAAACCTTAGAAACCCATTTTTTGCCGCGATTTTTTTTGCGACTTTCTGGGAATCTAAGGTCGAATTTAGTTTGGGGTGTCTAATCAACCCCCATCGATTTGGCATCCTGCTACAGCACCACCGACAATACCTAGAGGGATTGCCCAGAGGCGTCCGTCTCCACGGGACAGAGCAGCACCTAAACCAGCGCCACCGATACCACCAAGGATAGAACCTTCGACGCATGAGTTGTCATCAACATCTGCGTCTTTTTTAGGGTGCTTGATAGGAGGATCATTATAATAGTAGTTTCTTCTTCCACAAGGAATTTCAACTTTCTCTTTGTACCTTACAACGTATCCAGGAGAACTGGAGTTGCCAGGAATATACTCCTCGCGATATTCCTTTCGGTAACATTTATTCTCTGAAGCATATCCTCTATTGGATTTGTAGTCACTGTACGCACGGTGATTTGAATAGTCACCTGTTGATCGGTAAGGAACTCTGGGACCACCTGCATAAGCAGGACTAGCGAGGAGCAGAAGTGCTAAAGGAATTAGTTTCATCGAAAATACTTGTCCATTCTAAGTTTGATGTAATACATCCCGACCACCCAGACCGAGAAAAGGAACCCCTCGCCGTAAGACATGGAGTTCCAAGCATGAACAGCGTCCATCACTCTTCCTCAGCAAGACGTGCGAAGTATGACAGAGTGTCATCTTCATCTTGTACAGGAGAGGAAGCAACTGCTTTAGAAGTTTCCTTGATTTCTGCTGCCCAATCGGGTTGATTAGAATTGTAAGTGATGTCAGGAGCGTTGAAACTACCACGACCTTCAGACTCATCCTCAAGGGACTCATCAACACGACGTGCAGGTGCTGCAGAGAGTCCAAGAACCATGTTCAAACGCTTCTTGAGATCTTCATAGGACTTGAAGTTCTTAGGATCTTCAAACTCTGCGAGGGAATATCCCTGACTCCAGATAGATTCCAGTTTGTCATCATCGAAACCACCCAGTGTTCCAGGTGCAGCGAACTCAGACTTGTCATAGTTCCAGTAACCATCAACCTTGCGGATCTTCAGTTTGAAGTCAGCACCCTTCCAGAAGTTGAAAGGATCGACAGGTGACTCATCAGCAAATGCAGGTTGCATTGCTTCAACCAACTTGTCAAAGATCTTCTTACCGAACTTGTAGAGGAATACACGACCCTCGTTCTCGGGGTGTGCAGGATCACTTACAACATAGATGTTGCTGTAGTAGGAGAGTTTACGTTTCTGAGCACGAGCGATCTCCTTATCGCTATCACGACCACTGTTCCACAGTTCGCGATTCATTTCACCGACAGGATCATCTTTGCCGAGAGTGGTGAGAGAGTTCTCAATGTACCACTGTCCGCCAGGACCCTTGAATGCGTGACTCCAGACCTTCGCCCAAGGCATATCTTCGCCATCAGGAGCAGGGAGGAATCGGATTACTGCATAACCGTTACCAGACTTGTCCAGTTCGGGTTTCCAGAGTCGCTCATCAGCGCCACTGCCTGCAGCAGGTTGGTTAAGTTTCTCGATCTCTTTGGTCAAGCGAGCAAACGTGTTGCCTGCAGAGGACGCTTTTTTGAGAGATGCAAAAGACATAATCGTATTCTCCGTATTGAATGTGTAGTTTGTTTGGTTTGCTACTGTGTAATCGTAGCATACTATTTAGGGTTGGTCAAGCTCCCTCTGTGCCGCTTGTTCTAGTGTCATGACCATGGCATCCATGCACTCCATAAGGTCTTTGTAACCGAAGGCATGGGTCAAAGCGTTGATCCTGGTCTTCATATCTGCTGCCTCTGGATCCTCCGATGCAGCAAGAGTTAATCTAAAGTAAAAGTTTCGCTGCTTGTCAATCAAAGTTTTACAGTCATCAATGTGATCTAGTTTCTCTTTAGTATTCATACTAGCAAGTTTAGATGTCATCGATGCAACCTGTTGATAAGTGTGGAAAATATCTTGCAGATTTTCTTGTACTTGTTCCGAATTGAAAAAACTCATAGTTTCAATTTAATAGCGTCTAAAATAACTCCCTTGTATTTCTTACAATCTATTGAAAGGAATGGTTCATACTTTTTAATTCTCATCCTAGTGTCCTTCCACATAGGATCTGTTAACTTCTTATCAAGGTCATTAACATATCCCAAACAATGTTCTAATACAGTTAGGGTTTCTATTGATACTTCACCAGCGAAATAACGTTTTACTAGATGTGGATGTTCCCCACGTTTAGTATGGAAAATAGTTTCAAACGTCTTTTCATATGGTGTATCGAGATCTTCTAACAATAAGTTGATCTCTTGTCTAAATTTATAAGTAAAAGACTCTTGGTGTATCCTCCAATCAGAGTATATATCTTCACTAAACGATCTCAAATACCCCTTAGGGTCAGATATGAAATTAGCGACAAAGTATTCCAATAGTTTTTTATCGGAATGCCTTGTCGCTAATTTTTTAAAGAAATATCGGTCACGTCTTTGTTCAAATGAACTTTCGTTTGCACGGACCTTTCCCCTATATTTGAAGTAATCGTAATCGGATTTAGTGAAGTGCTGTTTCAATGCAAGATACATCTTATACACTTCAAATCCTGTCACAGTGGTAGAACTCCTTTAGATGATTGTTTCATGTAGTTTAAACGTTGTGCCTCATGTCGCAGACGTTCTTTCAACGGTTTGTTGATAAGTTTAGGTACAGTTTCAAGTTCGATCTCATTCTCTTGGCAGTATGTTACAACTGCTTCGATGTAGGTAATCAAACCATTACTCTTTTTCACCAGACGTTCAATCTCCAGAGAGAATTTAGTTGGTGTGAGAAACTTGTCCTCAATCTGCTCTTTAGGCATGTCTTCCCCTAACAAATTCTTCAATATAGGATTTGAGTAATTGTAAATAGTCATCAAGATTGTACTTCTCAAATACTTGAACAGAGCCTTCTTCAGTGGCGATAAGTGTGACAATTTTCTTTACCTCAATCCCTGACCTTTCAAAGAACATCGCTGCATATGCAGTCTCTTGCACAAAGTAGTGCTCGATATACGATTCTTTCTTATCTTTAGTGGAGGTTTTAAAATCGATCACTGCCAATTCGCCATCGAATTCAGCAATACAGTCTACTCGACCTGCTAGACCAAGATAATGTGAATAGAGAAAGGTCTCTAGACAATGTACATTATCGATTCGATCCAACGTAGATTTTGCTAACTGAAACATTCTAACAGACAATGGATTATTTTCCAAGTATTTGTCTAGATCTAAGTTACCTTTGAAATAATCTTCAGTAATAGAATGGAATGCTGTGCCGCGTTGTGTAGCGCGAGCGGTGATGCGATTAGCCTCTGTTTCACCAATTTTTCTCCGCCAATTTGCGAAGAACTGAGCGTTCTTAAACGATGTGATTGAGGTAACACTCGGATAATATTTATCCGCCCCAGGGATAGGGTAAAAGCGAGTACCATCACGATCCACAGCTTCAACCTCAACATGTTCTTTGAGGTTAACATCAATAAAATTAAACGGCATTAGAAACCAAGATTATATTTTGCGATCAGGTACGACTTAACCAGACCAGAACGAACAATATCATCAATACCAAACTCAATACAAGAAAACTCTTGCATGTTCTGAAGGATACGAATGAAATCAGATACTCCTGTTCTCTCGTTCTCTCTTACTAGATCGGATTGTGTGATATCACCACAGAACATAATCTTAGAGTCTTCACCAATACGGGTGACCATAGAATCAAGTTCGTGGAAGTTTAAGTTGCTAAACTCATCGACGATAACAATCGCATTGTCAAGAGTGACGCCACGAATGAACGAAGTTGACCAGAATGAAATAGTTTCTTGTGCTCTGAGATTGTCATACAACATCTCAAAAGAATTATCATCTGGCATGCTGAACATGTATCTAACCATGTTCTTGTATGGAATCTGATAGAGTGCTGACTTGTCTTCATGATCGCCAGGAAGGAAACCAATCTCACGAGTAGGCACAAGAGACCTTACAATGTATATTTTATCATAAGGTGTATTTTCGTCAAGTACCTCGGTCAATGCGAGATACAATGTGATAAATGTCTTACCAGTACCTGCTGCACCATGCAATAGCAAGTTCTTACCCAGTTCATAACTCTCAAACGCAATAGTTTGATTGTCTGTCAAGGGTTTGATAGGAACCATGTAAGAAGAATCAATAGGTTTCTTCCTCTTCATTTGCTTTGCACTCATACCATTAGGATATGTTTGGGGAGTACCAGTTTTCTTTCTTGCTCTTGCCATAATTTAGGTGTAACGACTCAGGTTTGCACGAGGGTGTGCTTTTTGAACTTTGGACATGACTTCTTTGAAACCATCATCCATTTTAGGTGTACCATATGTAGTACCCCCAACTCCTGCCATCCAGTCTTTGTCCCAGTCAGGATTCGCATCCTTCCAGTCACAATATTCTTTCATGGTCATGTGGAGTTCTTTGGTCTCTCCAGTCTTTGTGTTTTTTACAGGGTAGGTAGGCATTAGTCAATCCTCAGAGATGGTTGAATACAGTCGGCATAGGTGTCCTCATCACATCCACAGTCTTCGCCCTCAGAGCACCATCCAAGCGCCTCAGAGATCGTTGGGAACTGACAGATGAAATGCTGCTTAGCAAGCAGTGCAATGTCTTGGTGCTCCTTCTGGGTGCCGTTGGCGGAACGCAATTCGATATAATGGATCCAATTTCTTAGATTGCCCGTCATGTATAATTTTGTCCCTACGCATAAAGGAAGCACATTTCTTGCACATTCCTTTGCAATCCCAGAGTCAAGCATATCTTGATAGAGTTTCATCGCATCTTGGAAATGATGCTGCATCAAGATTTGGAATTTCTGATTCAAGAAAGGATCAACATCATCAATAGAGTTCTGTCGATTCTTTGTATCTTGACGACGCAGTTCGGGCAACGGAATCGTCTTACTCAGCAGAGATGAATCTGCATAGCGTTGTGAAAACTCTTGAAATGTAAACGACCTATGACGAAGCACTTGAGCTGCGATTGCCCTGGTCGTAGAAATCTCCAAGGTCATATGTGCCTGCTCAAACACAGACCAATGACCATGCTTAATACAATACTTAAGCAGTCCCGAAACTTTCGGGTTCTCCTGATTTGCAGGATTGCTTACGCGAGCAATATATCCAATTGTCTTCTCTGCATCAGGAGTAACAGAGATCAAACATACTTTAGTCATCTTTACCAAATAACATACGGGACAATAAAACCAGTCCAAATGCCTTAAGGTATCCGATGGTCGCAAGACCAAACAGACCTGGCATCAACCAATTCCATACTAGCATAAGAACTGCTGGTCTGGCAAATACAACAATTACTCTTGATAGAATCTTTGTTGTTTCTTCTCTTTGCGCTTGTTTCTCTGCTTCAGCATCTTCTTCTGCCTTTTGTTTTTCGGCACGTTCATCGAAGTAAACTGTCATTTTCCTCGCTTCGCTTTTGGTGCGTTCGGATCCACCCATAATTTCGGATTAATTCTACCTTCTGTTTGTTTGAAATTTAAAAAATCTTTTTTGTAGAGATCATAGTAATAGTCAAAGAGCTCTACCTGAGTACCTGTCATTGCCAGATCATATGTTTCCTTACCATCGACCAAGTAAGTAATCAAATAAGTTGTATAGGGCAGGGTACGATCCTCAGCTTCTTTTGGATCACAACCCTGTTTCATTACTCTTACACCAGATTTACTCAAGACCTACCTCCCCACTCAATTGAGGGGAATGCTTCTTGAATAACAGTTTTTGTGATGCGCTTATACTTATCAGTAAGTTTACCATCTTTGACCAAGACAAGAAGCTCTGCCTCTTCAGATGATAATCCTTCTAGGAGTTGCACAAACATAGACTCTCTTTTGAGAGCAGGAAGTTTAGCACCGCCCTTGAAGAAACGATAAAGACCACGATACTCTTGCTCTAGGCGAGTGTGATCTGTACCAACGGGAGCATCGTTAGGTGTGTAGGGAACATCACCTTCTGGAAGAAGGGAAACAACGCTATCGTCAAAATTGATAATCAATAATTGACGAAGAGCGGTGCTATTGTGTTTCCTCAGCAAATCAACTTTTTCCTTTTTGGTTTTAGCATTTGAGACCTTGCGTAAGACCTCGCTGACGAGCAACCTAGAGTTGCTATTTTCAATAGATCGTGTAGGCATAATAAACTCCGATTAATTAATCATCCTCCTCGTCTGAGTCAAATGATGGATCCCAGTATTGGGTGTCAGGTCTGATATAGATCAGATCGTCGTGCAACATGTTTCCATTTTCATCAAACATTTCTGGATGGGTTACTGATTTGGCGTAAGCAGCGTTTTCGATATAATCTTCAACGTAACCTTTTGCCAACCAAGTAACGACGCTTCCTAGAATGAAAGCACCGATTGTTACTAAGACTGCTAGTGCGATTAACATGGTTTCCCCCGATGTTTTATGGTGTGTGTTTGGAAACCAACCTCCTTGTGAACTCTGACATTATTTAGAACGCTTTTTGCGTCCTGGTTTCCTGTCGATTTCGTACTTGACCGCATCAGTCAAAATCTTTTGAAGATACTTATGTATCTTTCTCGCTTTAGGTTTTCCTAAAAATCCATACGCTTCACGAAGAGTTTTGTCACCACCTTTGATGTACGCTTCTAAATCGGCACACGTTAAAGCAACATTCTTTGCAGAGGTGGAGTTAATAAACTCACGAACTTGTTTGCGGGTAGTCTTAGTGTGCTTTAGATAACTGTAGCAATTGAAAAGGAAGCAATCTTTTTCAAAAGCGGCATCAATAGCATTTTCAACAAGTTCGTAGAATTCGTCGTTCATCAGATAAGATTATTTTCACGGAGGTGTTTGACAGTATCGGTGCATCCACCGATCTTCTTAGAGTCTAACAGAACTTGAGGAAAAGTGCTACCGTTCCCAAATTCTTTGTAGAAGTCCTGCCGATTAAAGTGAACATCTAATTGGTACTCTTCATATCTATAACCTTTTGCTGAGAGAACCGTTTTAATTTTGTCGCAATACGGACATCCAGTCCGTGTATATACTGCAAATTTCATAATAGTCAAAGAATAAAAAAGGGGACCTCTAGGTCCCCCAGATTTAACTTATGTATCAGGGAATCAGAAGTTGTACTTCACACCCAGTTTACCGCCGTATCCACGGTCGATGTTGTCATCGCCTGAACCGACGAAGGAGACCTCACCATATGCGCCAAGACGCTCGGTCAGACCCAGACCCACGCCTGCTTTACCTGAAGGGACGGTATCAGACTCACCACCGTCAGGACTCAGCACGGTAGCGCCACCCTGAACGTAGTAAGAAGCGGATTCGCCCAGATCGCCTTCGTAGCCAACGTGAAGATCTGTATTTGTTCCGTTGTAGTTAGAACCTGTCCAACCAGCATTGGCTTCTACGTTAACGTAGGGGCCAGCAAGGGCAGCAGACGGAGCCACAATAGCGGCAGTGGCGGCGAGAGTTGCGATTGCAGATTTGATCATTGAATTAATACCTCGTTTGTTTGCTTGCGGAGTGATTACCCGCAGATGATGGAACGGATCGACTGTCCGTTCGCTTGGGAATATTGTAACACAGACCTGAAGAAATGGCAAGTGTTACAGTTTTGTAACGTTACAAGTAGGTATTTATAACAATCAAATCTTCACTCCTGTTCGGTTTCTTCTCTGTGTTTCCTCTCCAAGGATGCCTTCGCTTGTCTCTTGAGCATCTTAACAAAGGCAAGTTCTTCTTTAGTGTAATGTTCAGGGTGCTTCTTCGCTTTCTTGATTATTTTCTTCGCCCCCTTGATAGTGTCCTTGTATCTCATCTCTTTTCCTCTCGTTTAAACTTTTTCTCACTTCTAGTAATTTCAATGCCGTCCCATGACGTTCCTCATAAAAAGCATCTGGGTTTAACTGCACGTCAATAAAATCATCTGGGTCTATGAGTGCATCAAACTCTGCATCCCCATCACCAAGAACCTCTCTAAGTTCCTTGGGTAAATCTATGTTTCTAATTTTTGGTAGTTCCATTTTAGAGACTGGTGTAAGTGTATCCACTAGCAAGTCTAGTGTGCCAAATTAAATTACCATCGCCACCAACATTCAAATCCAAAGAGGTTGCAACAATCTGATCAGTATTTCCATTGGTGCTTCCACTAATGGTTATTGAAGCATTGCAATCTGTTCCAACACTATCTTGGAAACAAATTTTGGTTTTTGATCGTTTGAGTGAGAATCCATTTGGATTACCAACAATGGTAGCAGGATATGTTGTACCTGCCGTTACGTTAATCACTGCTGAGGAAGTTCCTGTATCAGCAGCACCTGTAGTAAAAGTATAACCGTTAACAGTGTAAGATGTCAAGGCTTTATCTGGAGAGAGTTCAGTTAGATTCTGTGTGATGGTGCCGATTCTCACTTCAGCATTACAATCATTACCATCTAAATCTTTAAAGCATATCTTAGTTCCATTATCTTTAATAGTGAAACCACCGTATCCGCTACCGCCACTAATATTTATGTTGTAGGTCTGTCCAGCGGTGATATTGGTTGTGTCATCATCGCTACCATATGATACTCCAGTTGTCTGAGTAAATGATACTCCACTCAATCCTGACCAAGTTACAGTACCAAGTGCTTGACCATATGTGCTTGGATTATCATCCCACTCAAATTCTAATTCAACCTGAGCAGATCCAGAACCAGTTACTACCAGATTACCACTTGAATCAAAGACTGCAGATACAGAAGCAGTTGAATACTCGGGTCTTTCATCCCATTCATAATTCAATGTAACTGTGCCAGTACCTTCTCCACCAACAACCAGGTCACCTGCATTATTAAATTTTGCAGTGATGTTTGATACGGTGCTCAGTTTTTTCAAAGTCCAACCAACACCTGCTGGATTCTTAGACCAATTATTAATTGATACGTTTGGATCATTAGTCACCACTGCTCCAATAGTGTGACCTCCAGACACCACATTAGTCAGACTGTATATGGTGCTAGAACCACTGTTGCCACTATACAAAACTGTACCCAAACTTGTACCATCGAATGACATAGCAGCAGTGTCATCCGCCTGAACTTCTAATTCATAGTTACCAGTTTCAACCAGAGAAAGATTCCAAGTTGCAGTGTGACCTGTCCCTGCCAATGGAGTTGTATTGCTTGGATACACAGCATACTTGTCCAAGAAATCAGACCATGAAGGGTGAGGACCAGAAGGAACCCAATTGATATTAGTGGGTATTACACACTGACCACCTTGACAGATTTTTATATACCAACCACCAGGGTTTCTTGCCCAGGAATATGCAAGACCTTCAGGTAAACCATCAGCACCTACGAATCCTGCATCAGAGTTTGTACATCTTACCACCACCTGCAGCGTACCCGCAGTCAGATTGGTTGTAGTAGTGTATGGAGTGTTGTATGTTCCACCTGCAAAGATACCCCCTACAGCAGAGAGGAGAGGTGTCTCACTATCTCCTAGGAATAACTGTGCGTTATCATCACAAGCAAATTCAAATCCATATACTCCATCCTCAGGAATAGGAACTTGATATGTCACTGTCTGTTCTTCACGAGGAAGAGTACAAACTGCAGGATTAACCCACACTGCATATTTGTTACCTTCATCAGACCAGAATCCTGCCACGTTAGTAGTTGGTTCTAATGGCAAGATATCAGTAATTGCGAGTGAAGCGTTAATATCAAATCCATTGCCAGCATCGTCATCATATTCAATCAAAGTGTTAGTGGCAAGTCTGCTCCCAGCAGTACCCGATCCACTTGTACTGATTGGGTATGACTGTCCTGCAGTTACTTGAACCGATCTACTCTTACTACCTTTCTCTTTATTACCTTGACTAAACGATGCACCTGCAACAGTAAGTGTGCCGACTGCTTGACCAGAAATACTTGGTTTATCATCCCAGTCTAATGTAAGTTGAACAATACCATCTCCAGTTCCACCGATCACTAAGTTTTGACGATCTGTAGAAAACTCTGCTGTTATAGTCGCAGGATTAATGAATGTCGAGTCCTCAGATGTCACATTAAATGTTGGAGGACTAGATCTTTCTGTTTGAATCTTATCTACAAAAGTCCCATCAGCATTAAAGAATCTAGTAGGAATGATATTAATATCAGCATCAAACGGAGAACAAATATCTGGACCTGCATTAGGTACTAAGAAATTATCATCCAATCCGAATGGGTTGAGGGATGTATATTTCCAGTCATATGGATCATTACCCATGCCACCCTCAGCAGTGGGTATATCATTTAAGAAATCATCTACACAATCATAATATTCTATACTCCCATCTGGTAACTCTCGCACCTTACATCTGCGAGCAACAATTGCAGGAATTGTACCTGGTCCGACCACTGACTCCAGAGCAGAAAAATCAATAGGACCATATGTGTAAACTCTACCGTCACCATCATCAACGATACGTCGTTTAGCAGGTGCTCCTGTGAAATCATCATCCCTGACAATATCACAGGTAGGTCCCATTGGTCCCTCTGGATAATAATATTCAGGCATAAAAATAGAGGGTTGTTACCCTCTATTTATTTCATATTACTGATCGGATTTTTGAGATGGTTTATACGGATCTCGTGTCCTATTCTTGATGACGATGAAAGCATCTTTGTTGTACTTCACGGTTCCTTTTACTGGTGCCCATTTAGTACCTGCTCCATCAATCATATAGACAGATGTACCAGCAGATTCGACGTGAATGTCATCGTGACAATCCCATCCCATAGCATCCATCAGTGTTGAAATTTGCTGTGCGATGGAGGGTTCAGAAAGAACCCTCTCTTCAGGATCAAGTTTACCAAGCATGATGTTTTACTTTTATTTAGAGAGCATTACCACGAGGCAGAACTTCTTCAGGGAAGACGAACTGTTCGTGTGGTTGATCCACTGGTGCCATCCAGGCACGAATACCTTCATTCAAGAGGATATTCTTGGTGTAGAAGGTTTCAAATTCAGGATCCTCCGCTGCACGAATCTCCTGAGATACGAAGTCGTAAGCACGAAGATTAAGAGCGAGTCCAATAATACCGATAGAACTTGTCCAGAGACCCATGACGGGAACGAAGAGCATAAAGAAATGCAACCAACGCTTATTACTAAAAGCAATACCGAAGATCTGTGACCAG